ACAAAATTAAATTAATAGTAAAAAAATAATTTTCATGCACCCACCGGGGAGGCCATTCCTAAAATAGGGAACGAGTCAAAAGGTACACAGTAAGCCTTCGTTTTAAGAGTAAGCTTATATTCCCGTGGTTTTTCCTCGTACGCCTTCATGTAACCATCCCGTGCAACTATACACTGATCTTCCGTTGGATAGACGAGTGCTTGGTATTTAACGGATGGCTGGTTAGGCATCGATATAAGCATTAAGAGCAACCAAATTTTAACCATTTTTAATCTTTACATGTTTCCTTCCTACTAACAACAGGTAATTTCTTTATATAATCTATCATTCTTTTAAGTTCTTCTATATTTTCTTTAACCATACCTAAAGCTAAATTATGTCGGTGGCACAAAATACCTCTTGGTAAAAGGTCTGAATTATTTCTGTAATCTTTTCTTGTATATTGATGATCATGATCAATAACTAATTCTGATTCATTGCTTCTTCCTTTTATTCGTGTGGGAGCTTTATTAAAAAAAACATCCGGGCCGCATGCGGGGCAGCGTGTATCTTGTTTAAGCCACCAATCTGCCACAGTTTTACCCCATTCACATTTTATTTTTCTATAGCGAAGAGTTATTCTCCCATCTGGACTAGCACGTAACTTTGCTGCTTCTTTTTTTCTGGATCTTCTAATAGCTTCTTTTCCTTTTTCAGTCATAATATACCTTTCTTGTCTTGCTCTTGCGTATGCCATATTATTTTGCTTCCCCCCATGAGGGTCCTTTCTCTAAGTCAACTACACTGGGTATATCTAATTCTACACAGTGTTCCATTACCTCAATAATCTTCTTTGATTCTTCTTCTGTTTCAAAAGAAAGATCTAGTTCATCATGAACCTGTATTAAAGGTAAAAACCCTTCTTGATACAAAGTAACCATCGCCTGTTTTGTTTGATCAGCGGCGCTACCTTGTATTAATCTATTCAACGCTTTATATGTCCACCCTCTTTTTATTCTAGTAAACCCACCATACTCTCGTTCAGCTTGTTCTTTAGGAAGAGGCAATCCTGCTCCAAATTCTACTGGTTCCCATAAATCAAAACGACATTTGCGTCCTTTGATTGTTCTAATAAAACCTACATCTCCTGCTCGTTTTTGAGCGTTCTTAGTTAGTTGTCTAACAAAAGGTACATTGGTATGGTATTTAGAAAAAAGCTCTCCGGCTTCAAATTCATTAAGATTTAACTCATTAGCTAGTTTTGCCTTACCCATACCATACATCATCCCTAAGTTAATTGTCTTGGCCTGCTTACGATCAATGTATGCCATATCTGCTACTGTTTGATGAAAGTCTATGTTGCCGGATTGATATCCCTCTACTAAATGCTGCGCCCCCCCAAGCTTAGTTAAGGCTGCATAATGTACTAGAAGACGTGGCTCTTGTTGTGAATAATCAAAGCAGCCCCAGGTCTGTCCTTCTTCAGGAATAAATAGTCTTCTAATTAAAGGGCTTATATCTTTATTACGAGCAGGGATTTGTTGCAGGTTTGGATTCTGCATACTTAACCGACCAGAGATCGTGCCTCCCTGCTCATTTCTCATTTGGTTGATTTCAGCGTGAATCCTCCCTCTGTTCTCGTGCTTGAGGATACTGTCAATGAACGTGGTTCTCGCCTTATTAATCTCACGAGCTTCAACAACCAACCTTGCAAGTGGATTAGAATGAGCTGACAAAAAGTTCTTGTCAAAGCGAGGCTGTTTAGACTTCTCAGTGAGTTCATAAGATATCCCTGCCGCATCAAAAGCCTTGGCGACAGATGTCGGAGTCCAAATATCAACGTGAACATTTGTAATCTCATGGATTTTTTTAAGTATCTTTTTCTCTGTAGTATATAAAGATTTTTTTGTTCTCTCTGCGTGGTCAACATCTACTCTTACTCCCTTCTTTTTCATTTCAAATAAAACAGGAAATAAATCTGTTTCTAATTTGAATACATCTATAAGTTCTTGTTTAACTATTTCACGTCTTAACACGTTCCATAGTTTTAATGTTAGGGATGCATCCTGTTCAGCGTAAGGTCCCACATACATGGGAGGTAGTCTCCACATCTCAGTCTTTGCATTAACACCCCACTCTTTAGCTGCTTCATATAAAGCAGTTTGTGATTTTTTTTCTCCTATGTATTTTTTTCCTAACTCATCAAGAGAAAATCTTTTAGGTTCGTTTTCATTTACCAAAGGACCGGCTATCATTGTGTCAATAATACGGCCGTGAACCTTTAGCCCCATTTGATGTAACCATCCTACATCATAAATTGCATTATGAAAAATCTTATCACACGGTAATTCTAAAATTTTTTTAAGTTGTCTTGTAAAAACCTTTTCATCTATATTGCCGCCACCTTCATGGCGAAGAGGAAAATAACCTCGCCACCCTTCAACAGCTATGGCTACGCCAATAACATAACCATTACTCACGGCCCAACCAGGCCCTACTCCTTCACTCAATCCTGAGTCTCTTGTTTCTAAATCAATGGCTATTTCTTTTGCTTCGCTTAAATCAGGTATCCTTTCCGGAGGAAACCATTCAATTTTAGTTTGGAATAAAGGTATCTGCATAAGCCTCCTATTTTATTTCCTGTATCTCTCCTGCGATTGCTGCGTATCCCGCCATGTCTACGTAACAATCTTCTGTCTTCCTATGTTTTAATCGTGCTACTTTTACAAGAAGCATACATATTGCCACATCATGAGGCGATATTTCTTTTTCTAAATAAGCACTCCATAAGTCTGCGATGTTTTTATGGTTCTCATATTTATCCCCATAATCACGCTGTCGTGGTCCCATTACAACCTTAATAGCTTTATCTAAATAATCTCTTGTCTTCATTATACCCTCCAAAACATTTCTGAAAATTCTTTATCATTTTCTGAACGCACCATATGCAATTCATTTTTTGCTCGTGTCATTCCCACATAGAATACTCGGCGTTCTGCATCTCTATTTTTTCTATACCCCTCATCAACACGGTGGGATAACTGAGAAAATAATAATACATTGCTTGCCTCTCCACCTTTTGATCCATGAATAGTAGAGAGTTTAACTTTTGCCTCATGATTTAAATTTTGATTTCGTCTTAATGAAGCCAATAAATAAGCTAGTCTTGTTGGAGATATACGATCTAACGCTACATCCCATTGCATAGTCTGAGGTAAAAGTAATCCATGATTATCTATTAAATCCTCATGAGTATATTCTTTATCTTCATTGGCTCGTGGCATTGTTTTGAATCCATACTTTACCCCTGTATCTACATTCATATAATGATATATGGCCTTTACGCCTTCTAATGTAATAGATCGGTTGCGTGTAAGCTTAGTCCAACTATTAATAGCTAAGAGTAAACGATCACTCACAGATTTAGAATTGTGTCGTTGATAAAATATTCCCCGTGTTTTTAATTCTTCTTCTACTTTGTCTAATATATAATTTGTTCGTGCTAAAATTAGCCAATCATCTTTTAAGAAATCTATATTACGATAGGGATTAGTTTGAAGTTTTAATAACCCTTCTCTCTCTGTAGACCCCCATTCTTTTTGTACTCGGTGGTTGTGCCCTATACGACTTATTACAGAATTTGCTCGCTGTCGCACGGCTAACGGTACACGGTACGATTGATTTAAAATAATTCTATTTCCTTTCTGCTGTTTAAAGCGCCACGGGTGTGCACCCGCCCATTCAAATATAGCCTGATCATCATCTCCGGCAATATAAGTATGAGTAGCATTTTTAGATAAAATGTCTACCATATTCCATTGAATTGCGCTAAGATCTTGCGCCTCATCAATGATAAGTAAACGAAATTTAGGAGATACATTACGTTTAATAAATTCTAAGATCATATCAGTGAAGTCCATAAACCCATTTTGTTTTTTATATTTCTCTAATCCTGATGCTATTTTATGTAACTTTAAAATACCCCCCGGCAAATGTCCGGTCTGCGGCTGACAGAATTGATGCTCTAAACTAACGTCTTTGATCCGTGCAAGATCTATAATATTAACAAACTTATCATCTTGCCAACCCGTTCCATAATTATCATATTTATTTGCGGGGTTAGAGAGTTTTACATTTAATAAATCAGATACTTCTTTGTAATCATTATCATCCATTAAAGAGGAATCATTCAAACCTAATTCCCTGTACGCTAAACTATGTAATGTTCTAAAGTATTTAAAATCTTTTTTATCATACTGTGGAAAACGGTTCACGGCACGAGTAATAGCTTCCGTTGCTGCTTTGCGGGTATAAGCAAAGTAACCAATTTCATTTGGTTCAATACCTTTAGCTAAACCCTCCTCTACAATATTTAAAAGGTTGTGTGTCTTGCCTGTACCTGGTGGGCCGAAAATAATATTCATCATGGCTTACCCAAAACCCCTTTTATATTTTCTTATCCTTGCATATTTAGAATCTAGAGGAGGCACATACCCCTTCTTAACTTTTTCTCTATAC